GTCACCGAGGAGACGGAACTCCTGGTTGTTGTCGTTGATGGCGAAGGTGGTGTTGCTGACACCTTGGATCTCGACGTAGCGGGAACCGGCGTCGAGGGTGGGCAGGGTGACCATGCCGGCAGTGTCGCGGGTCGCGAAGTAGCGGCAGGGAGGGTTGAGGTCCACGGCGCGGACTAGGGTCCGGTGAGCCTTGTGGAACGACAGCCCGATGGCGTAGTCGGCCATGGTTGGGACTCCTTATGGGATCGGGGGGTTCAAAACGGGGCCCAAGATGGACACCGTCAAGGCCTCGTATGTGGCCTCGGTCCGGGGAGTGTGCGTAGCACTATCCCGGGGGAAGGTGCGTGCCAGGCGCCTGCTGATGTCCAGCAGAGAGATCGGCATGCGAGTGCCCTTGCGGGTGCCGTAATTCGTGAAACGAACAGGCCAGCGCTCGAAGGACAGGATGGCTCCGACGGAGCCGGGAGAGACGATCTCGGGTACATCAGTGATGGTGCACTCGATTCCGGTTACAGCCCAGTTGGAGGGAACCATGGCCTCGCCGACGACGTAGACCGCGGGGATGCGGGTGTTGTTGGGCAAGGTGTAGTAGCCGGGCCAGCTGGCTTGCGACTTGAGCGTGGTGCCATCGACCTCGTAGAGATCGAGGATGTAGCGCTCGATGGTGGTGCGCAGCGAGCGCACCTCGGGGCAGCTGGTTGAGATCGTCATGACTGCTCAGCGCGGAGAGCGTTGCGCAGGAAGCGGTCGAACTGGGCCGGGGCTTCTTCAAGAGGAGCCTTAGTCCAAGGTCGGCCGGGGAAGCGGAGGCCGGTGATGGCAACTCCGCCCTCGTGGACCTGGGCGGCATATTCCACCGGCCAGGTGAAGGTGACTGACCCATCAGCGTTGACGGATCGAGTCTGGCTGGCACGGAGGCGGCCGGTATCCACGATGTCCCGCACCTTCGGAGGTGTGGGGTAGTCCCACTTGGCTGACGAGATCTCCGCGGTGAAGCGGGTGTCGAGCCAAGTGGCAAGCTGCCGGGTCGCCTCGGCGGTGGCGGCGCGGAGCTGTGCGTCGAGCGGGCGTCTAGCCATCGATGAAGCCTCCGATGACACGGAACGTGCCTTGGATGGACTGGCGGATGTCCTGGTAGGCAGCGGCGTCCATATCGAGATCGAAAACGAGCTCGAAACGACCGCGGTAGCCATTGATGATGGCTTCCGCCTGGCTGCCGTTGGTAATCCGAAGGTCCAGGCGATCAGGGCTGAGCAGGCGCCCGCTGCAGCGGTAGCTCGAGTTGTCGGCTCCTGGTTGGCCATCCCACGAGGGGGCCTCGAGTTTGAGCGCAGCCAGGTATTCGACGGTCTCGACGGTTTGCACCGTGTTGCCCGTGCTGGCGTCCGTAGTGAGGGTGGTTCCGCCAACCTCGAATGCCAGCTGGGCATTGCCCCAGGGGGCGTAGCTGGCGATCGTGGCGGCGGAGATAGCCATGACTACAGCGCGAATCCAGAAAGAGCGAGGTTGCCTTTGAGGCGTTCGTACTCCTGGCCGTACAAGCTGGCGGTCAGACCGGTGCCGAGGGGCTGGCCGGCCTGACTACCGACCTGAAGGCCGATCTGCATGACACGGGTGGAGAGGATGTGGGCCGCCAGGTTGCTGACGGCCTCGGTGTGAACGGTGCCCCAGTTGGCCGCAGGGGTGGAACGGCCAGCCTCCGTGAGGGCGCTCTGGACTACGGGGAGCGAAAGCTCGCCGAACTCGGGGAAGCGGGTAAGGAACTCACTGGAGGTGGGGACAGCCATTAGCCGTTACCCTCTGTGATGGCAGAGATGCGCTTGCTGATGGCGTTGCGGATGCGGATCCGCTGCTCACCTGACTCCCAACGTTGGAGCTGGGCGACATCGAAGCTGTCCTCCACGAGACGGAGTGCCTGCGTGACAGGCATGTCTGCGATGGAGTCCACGTCAGCGGCTGCTGCAGGATCGGACACGAAGGCCTGATCCTCTTCGACGCGCAGGGCGCCGAGTTTCAGCATGTTCTTGACGACGTCGTAGTCCTTGATCTGCTCCCACACTTTCTCGGGGAAGCCGCGGTTGACACCGGACTTCACCTGGATGCTTTCCGGTTGTCCTGTGTGTTGGACAAAGGAGAAGCCAATCGTGCACTCGGGGTCCATTGGAGGACTTTCGAGTTCGGGGCGATAGACGAGGATCATGATCAGAAAGGTGAAAGAGCCAACAAAGCAAGCGCGCAGCCTGGATCAGGCTTTCTCGAGCACGATGGCGCTCTTGGGGTAGTAGAGCGCGAGGCCGCCGATGCGAGCGTGAGCGGCGACGGAGAACTCGAGCTCGGCGCGCACGGGCGGGAAGAACTCGAGGGGCTGCGGGATGTGCAGCTGCAGCTTGTCGGGGCTGCGGTCGTAGCAGATCACGCGGTCCTTGGACAGGACACCACCAGACTTGGAGGCTTCGAGCTCGTTGATGGGCTCGATCGCGGTGATCATCGGGTTGGTGCGCAGGAAGAACTCCATCACCGTGGTGTCGGAGGTGGTGCTGCGCGGGGTGGTGGAGATGATGCGGTACACGTTGTAGGGCACCAGCATCGTGTTGGGCATCTCCTTCATGTTGCTGTTCTGCACGATCCGCGTGGCGGGCTCGTTGAGCAGCTGCAGCATCTCGTCGGTGGTGATGTCCACGGTGTCGAACCAGTGGTCCGGCACCAGCTTGTCCACCTGATTGTTGTTGAAGAAGCCCTTCATGCCGGAGGGGGCATCGCCGAAGTAGGCGATCTCCTGCACTTTCTCCTCGTAGGCGCGGCGCACGGCGTTAGCGCGGCGCTGCTCCAGGTTCATGCCGGGCACCATGGAGGCGGCACGGGTTTCCTGGACGGTGTAGGCGAAGGAAGCACCGAGGCTGCGGACCGGGTGGGTCACTTCCTTGCGGAGGACGTCAGCACGGGGCAGGTCTTGAGCTTTGTCGCCAATGACCTTCATCGAGCCTTGCTTGTCGAAGACGCGATAGGTGAAGGAATCAGCGCCGTTACCGACCTCGGAGGAGACGGGGATGACGCTGCTGTACTTGATGTCGGCGTACTCAACCTCGAAGGCGCGAGCGAGGATGGACTCCAGCTCGCGAGCAAGAAAGAGGCCGACCGAGTCGTTACGGATGTCGGTGGTCATGGGATGGGGCTCCGGGATCAGGTGTCGGCGGTGAAGGTGATCCCCGGGATGTCAATCTCGAGGAGGACCAGGCCGGCGCCGCTGGTTTCAGACAGCCAGCGAGCCCCGCCAGTCATGGCGAAGGTCTTGTTGGCCACGGCGGTCTTGGTGAAGCGACCCACGAAAGCACCGGTGACGGTGGACGAGTGGTCGACGCCGAAGAAACGCACAGCATCACCGAGGGCGATGGCGGCGGTGCTGTAGACCCAGACGACGCCTTTGGAGACGACGTTCATGGTCTGGCCATTCGGGTAGCCCACGCGAAGGGAGCCATCACCGATGATGTTGGTGGGGTTGGGGGTGTAGGCAGAGCTGCCACCAACGCCCTCGAAGGTCAGACCGTCGACGGACAGACCCACGACACCGGTGCCACTGGTTGCCAGCAGCACAGCAAAGGGATCGTTGCTGGTGGGGTCGTTATCGATGGCGACCAGCGAGCCGAAGGGGATGGCAACGCCGGACTGGTTGTAGTAGCTGCGGGACACATAGGCCTGCAGGTCAGCGATCATGCCCTCGTGGCCCACGGTCAGCTCCAGGGGGTAGCTGCCTTGAGCGCCGGTCGGGTTGCTGACGACAGTAGGGGTGAAAGATACGGCCATTGGAAGGAACTCCTTACTTGGTAGCGGTGAGGGGACGTTTCCAAGCGTCAGTCACCTTGCTGCGATAGGCAGCGATGGGGCTGTCGGTGGAGCGGCCGGCACCTTTCAGCGCGTCACGCAGGGTGGCTGTGCTGTCGGCGCGATCGGAATCGGCGTCCTCTTTGGTTTCGCCGTCGGCATCCTCGGAGTCGTCGTCCTCGGGGTCGCCATCTTCGTCGCCTTCGGCGTCAGCACGGGCGGCGAGGATGCCTTCGACCACGCCCTGGATGTAGGCGGGTTCGGCGTCGTCGCGAGGTGCGGAGCCGGTGAGGTTCTCGAAAGCCTGTACGTACAGGGAGGCGTCGTCGATACCGTCGAACTTGAAGTCCTCGGTGAACGCGGGGGCGAGGCGTTGCAGGGTTGCGAGGCGCTCAGCGACGAGCTGGTCGAGCTCGGCGGTGTCGATGCGGGCGTCGCCGGAGGCAGCGAGCTGCTCCTCGAGTGCATCGGCACGACCTTCAGCGGCCTCTTTGTCGTAGGCCAGAGCGTCGAAGTCGGCCTGCAGAGTGTCGAGCTTGGTGGCAAGCTCGTCGCGCTCGGTGGTGAGTGCTTGCAGTTGGCGCCCCATGTCCCGGGAGTAGGACTGGACCGCGCTGGCTGCTTCTGCGGGCAGATCGATCTCCAGGCCGTCGAGTTTGACGGTTGCCATAACGGGAGATGCAGTTGAACTGGACTGGGGCGCCATTTCGTGCTCGGGGAAGGCGGCTACAGCATCAGCTGCATCCATTCGATCGAGCAAGAGTCGTACCTCCGGGCCAGCCCGGCCGCGGGGGACAATGGCGATGTGGTTCACCCGGATGTTGCGCTGGACGCCGGCGTACTCTTCGCCCTCGGGGGTGATTCCGGGGGTGGGGTCAAAGTCGACCTTGTAGCCGGCAGACACCTCGGTGGCATCCTTGCGCTTGATCTTCTCGATGGCATCGGCGTCGGTGACAACGAGTGCGACTTCGACAAAACCGTCGTTGTACCGAACTTGGCTACCGGAGTAGCCGACTTGGTACTGCTTGGTGTTGGCGGAGTCGAGAAGAACCGGTGGGTGACCCCACGTTGCGGGTTTCATGCCGAACGTGGAGAGGGAGTCCGGGTTACTGACCTCCTCAGGGGGTCGGTATTCGCGGACTTGGGAGCCATCAGACCGGCGGTAGAGCTGCGTACCCGAGCGGGCGGCGCGACACCAAACCCGGAGGTAGCCCTCGGGGGTGGTTTCGCTGCCCGTGATGGGAGCGAAGTCGTACCTGGACACTGATGTTTCCATGCTTAAGAGCTTACCGGTTCTTGTGCGTTTGCTTAGCTTTATGCACAGAGCGGTTACAGCACTTGGCGATTCATAGGCAGTTGACGTTGTGTCGGCGTATCAGGGCGCTACGGGAATACCATAAGTTTACGCAGTTTGAAGTTGCAGAGAGGTTAGGCGTTAGCCAAGCTGCATATTCGCGGTTGGAGAAAGGAGAGATAGAGGTGTCAGTTATGAAGCTGATAGCTTTGAGCGAGATCTACGATGTTAGGTTGCAGGAATTAGTAAAAGATATCTAGACGATCTCGAACCACGCGAGGTCGAGGAATAGCTTGGCGGCGTTGTTGGTGGGAGTAGCGGCGATCAGTAGTACGTCGCTTACGCCAGCGAGGGTGCGACCGAGCTGGAAATTGAAGTCAGTGATGTTGCCGAGGTCGAGGGAGGTCGAGCTCGTGAAATATCCTCCTGAGATCTCGGTGCCTCCGGTGAAGCTGCTGATGGTGGTGTTGTATTGGATGTTGTTGTTGAAATGCGTGTTCCATGTACCTCCTGTGATTGTGGGATTAAGCAATACATGATATTGGAGGATGTCTAACTTGTTGTTTGTGGTTTGCTCGACTGCGGCGCTGATGTTCGAGGGAAGAATGACGCTATCGAGGCGAGTGCTGTTGAGGCGGATCGCCAGTACGGGGTAGATCGTGCCGGCAGTGGCGAGTGTGACTGCGGTG